AATCCTTCAGGTAATTCAGCATTCGCTCCTTGGAAGAATGCGTTGTCACCCAACCAATACTGTTGCTAATACCGAAACTGTCGTTTCTCCGCCACAGGTAGTGCTGCATATTGCCTAAAACGTCGTTCAGGTGTCGGGCTTCCGACGCTGGCAACGACATGGCCTGCCTTCTCAGGTTCCTCATCTCGTTAATCACGGCCTGTCCGGGGCCGTTGACTTCCAAGTTCAGCAAGGAATTGCCGTAAGCGCCAGCCAGATAGCAGATCACCCAAGCAAATTGGAAGGTATTTAACTCCGAGGTGGCAAACTCTGCAACCTGTTCCATGCCATCGGCATAGCAGCGGAACACCTGAATGCAGAAACGATCTGCCCAGTCCGACGATCCGTAGGCAGGATCAGCGCCCACGACGTAGTAGGCGTTGGGTACAGGTTCCTCCCAAATCTTTAGGGTTGCCAATCGTTCGCTACTTTGGATTAGCGTGGTGTCTTGGAAGTTGGCACCCATGCTAAAGCGGTAGGGAATGAAGGGTGAACGCTTGGCTTCCTTCATGGCGTCGGTACAACGGGCGGTAGAGAAGAAGGAGGTTCCCGTCATCACAAAGGCGTAGTCCTCTGTGGGTGGGAATTCCTGATACATCAGGCCATCGTCTTTCAAACCTTCGTGCAGCTTCCAGCGCCACCAAGCAATCTGCCGAGAGTTAATCTCGTAGTTGTACATCTTCTTGATGTCTTTCGTCCATTCCTTCTCTTCGGGCGAAAGTTTGCCATCCCAGTACACCTTGTAGATGTCTGACTTGGGATCAGCCATGTACAACTGGTTACGCCACCAGCCACAGAAGATGGCCTTCTGTGTTCGCGCACGTTTGGCAGTTGTCCACATATCGTGGAACATATTGAAGCCTCGCGCCGTACTCTCGAACATATAGTAGCGAAGCGGGTTGGTTTCAGCCAAGGATGCCAAGAGAGAAGCCAAGCCTTCCTCGTCGCCCCATGAAGACGTTTCCGTGCCATGCAAGAAGGTAATGCCCTTGCCTCGACCCAATCCACCTTTAGCTCTTGTACCCGCCACCTGATAGAACATCCGGCTTCTGTTTTGCAGTACCAACTGATTGCGGTTGTGGCTCATCAGCGGAATCTTGTACTGCTTTGGCAGGCCATCCATGTACATGGAGAGCGTACTTCTGAACTGCTCCCGGTTCTCTTCGGTATCCGTCGTTAGCGTTCCCTGCATACCGGGATGGATAAAGTGCCAGTAAAGGTCGAGCGCCAAGGAGATGGTGGTGATACCAAGCTGACGGCCTTTCAAAACCACAAAGAAGTGGATGTCATCTTGCAGACCACGCGCTACCTCATCCATGACATAGGTTTGGGTGCCAAGCAAACGCTCACCCAACGTGATCATGCCTTGTTCTTTGGACTCAATCCTTAACTGGCGGCAGAAGCGGTAGAAAGCCTTGCGATCAAACTGCATGGATGGTGTATCCGTAGTGATTCTCAAACATGGCAAAGGCTTGTTCTTCGCCCATGATTTGTTTACGCTGCTCTTCAGTCAACTTGTAGAGCATCTCACCGTTGGATAACAACTGTCTAAAGCGGCTGTGATGACCAAATATCTTGGTCGAGTTCATGCCATTGTGAATCGGGCCAAAGTGTTCAAACGAGAAATACTTAGCCACTTCCAGTGGCGCATACTTGATGCCCACATTTTCCATTGCAGGACGCAAGAAGCAACCTAGCTGCACATCCTCATTGTTCAACATGGGTTCAGGAAAGTTACGGCGCATGATGCCGTGCTTGGAAGGCGCTTCCAAAAACTTCTTACTACGCAATGAGAAGCCACCGTTCTGCACAATCAGCGCATCCTTGTAGTCCTTGCCATCCATGCACCATTGGTAGAGCGTTGAGAACTCCCCATTGGGCATTAGGGCTGCATGACTAGGGCCACCCACATAGTCATAGTTGAACCAGTCATTATTCCAATTCTTTGCATCTAACGCCCAACCATCGTGCTGCACAATCAAGGCGTACTCAGTGTCGATGTAGTTATGCAGGCTGTACATCACAAACTCGGTATAAGCCTGATAGTCCAAGGGCGCGGCAATGATCTTCTGGTGCATGAAGGTGATGTCTAACTCGGTGTTGGTAATCAAAAGCGACTTGCAGCCGGGCAAGGCTTCAGCAGTCTTTCTTAATGCTGGCAGCGCCACCTTTCCCCGACCATCGCCATAAATCGCAACTACGGTAATGTCTTCAAAACTTTTTTGTTTTACGTCGCTCATTGTCAAAGCCCTCTAAGTTCCAATTAGCAATCCTGTACCGCGCCTCGTAGTCTTTAGCCACAGCCAATAACTCTTTCACGATCTCAGGGCGGTACACCTCTTTCCACCTCGCTACCAACGCCCTCTTCTGTTTGGCATCCTGTGCGGCAATGGCATTCCTCATCTCCGAGCGCAACATCTGGCGCGACAACAACAGCTCCTCCTTGTAGCGGTCAGGACTGTCCATCTGTCGTTTGCGCCAAAGCCTTGATCTCACGAATCTCCAATCCAAAGGCATCATGTATCTTCAACATCAACTCAGCACTGACCGGCAAATGCCCATGCCGTACCCGGCTCACATACCCGGAAGACTGCAAACCCAAAGCCGCTGCCAACTCCCGGTCATTCCTCAACCCAAACCTATCCTTCAAATGATCAAACAAGGCGTGCGCCTTCTTTGCGTTCAACATAGCCCCTCCCTATTCAAACTTTGTTTTCATCTACACGATGATCGCCACACCAGTCAGTCACAAACACCACCGGGTAGCCATCAATTGTTGGCGCATGACGGCGGCAACGACCAAGGTCATAACCTAGCTTTGCATCCGGTTGCTTTGGGACAAACCACATACAAGTATTGCAACGCATTCCTTCAGACCGATGTTTCCAAGGATCAACCTTTTTCAAATGCTCTTCGTATATCTCTTTTAATGTATCGCTATCCATTAAAGCCTCCCTATTCAATTCGCCATACCCGAATACCGTCACCCTCCCGACGGCACACAAACTTCCTCTCCAACCGCTTACCCCTAATCCGGTTGTAATTACACAAGACATTCATATTCCCACCCGGCACAAAGAAACTCTCCCCCACCTGCAAAGCCTCATGCGGGTAGTTATGCCGAACCTTAACTTCAGGCATCGGTACATCGCTATCTATTTCATACATTCGCACCTCCGTTAATACAGTAAACCAACTGTAGCATAAATAGCAGGGAGGAAAACGTAAATTTCTTTGGTGCGGGGGAAACCAGAAAACGATTTTTACTTGGGGCGGGGAACGAAATAGGGCGCGCAACCACGGAGGGTCAAGACCCATCGCATTGCCACAAACATAACAGACCAATCCCTATCGCCTGACCATTACCAATAGGTCAGACCTATGCCCTTGTCATAACGTCAATTGCATGAATGGCACCGTTGCCCCTATGTCAATTGACCGATAGACAATATTGCATAGAAAACAACCCTATTGCCCCATGTTAATAAATATGCAAGAGCGCGAGGATTGACAATATACCAATTATCACCCGAGCAACTATCCCTAATAGATTACCTATATCCCTATATACAAGCCAATAGAAAAATATATGCCTATATATATATAGATGCCCCTTGACTTAATACATACATCGACTAACATGTGTACATACGCACTAGCGTATATTCCTAATCCTAAAGGGGCATCAAATGAAACAATCAACTATAGCAATGCTTGTATTTCTAGCCTTCACTTTGTGGTCATTGGTTTTCACTGTACACGGTGAATTTCTATGCTCACTTGGTGCGCTGGTTATCGCTTTCGTTAGCTGGTTAGTCGGTATCACGTTAGAGCGTGAATCTAAGTAACCGTAACCGACAATCAAATAAGGGGCTAAACATGAAAATCGACATCGCACAACAAATTACTGACCGCATCATTTCCGAGCTAGAAAAAGGGGCAACCCCTTGGGTAAAGCCTTGGCGGTATCTGAAACAGCAACCAGGGCAAGGAATGCCGTTCAATCCGGCTAGTGGTACGGTTTACAGGGGCATCAATCATTTTTGGCTGTCAATGCAACCCTTTGCTATTCCGTACTATGTAACCTTCAAACAAGCGGCAATGCTCGGCGGTAGCGTGTTAGCCGATCAAAAGGGTACTCCGGTTGTCTATTGGAATGTTCACCGCCGAGAAACAATCGGCGATAAAGGCGAGACTGTCACTAATGCCTATGCTTTTATCAAGCATTACTATGTTTTCAACATTGAACAATGTTCCGGCATTGAATTACCGCCAATGCCTGAGATACCAGCGGTAGACTGGAACCCTTGCGACGAAGCTGATCAGATTGTTTCCCGCTTGCAATTATCCGGCGGGCTAACACACGCTGGTGACAGCGCTTATTACAGGCCTAGCACTGACGCCATTGTGATGCCACCACAGGCAGCATTTGATACACGCGAAAATTACTATGCCACTTTGCTACACGAATCAGTACACGCAAGCGGTCACGAAAAAAGGCTAAAGCGCATTACTCCGGCCAGATTCGGTAGCGAAAATTATGCTTTTGAGGAATTAGTAGCAGAATTAGGCGCCGCCATGCTTTGTGCCAAATGTGGCATTGATGGGGATTTACGCCATGCCGGCTACATTGAAAATTGGCTTCAGGCCTTGCGCAATGACAAAAAATTCATTCTCTCAGCCGCAGCAAAAGCCCAAAATGCCTTGGACTATCTCACTGGTAGCCAAGCTGATGAGCATGGCGAAATTACCGAAGCAATAGCAGCATAGGGTTTGACTGTATGCCCGATCAGGGCATACGGGCACGCCTTGTGCCGTTTCCTAACCTTCTAAGGGGCAATCATGACGAATGACTACTATGATTTCGCAATAGCGGGGCATTTTCTACCGGCTTTGATCAATGATGACTACTCCGGCTTAGATGATCACGAAGTTATCCAGCTAGACCAGTGGATTGATCAATGGCAACAATTGCCAGAAGCTACATTCTACGTTCTACCTACCGGCACTGATTTTAAAACTTGCGATGTTTGCAATGTTTACGCTGAAGTTTACGATGTTCGCTTGTATTTCCATAATGACAAGTTACCGGCTGGCTGGACGCTGGACGCATACGCTGACTAAGGGGCTACCGTGAGCAAAATAGACCATGCGCGCATTTTGAATGCGTATCTCGCAAGACTGCAGTTATCAGACATTGACAACATCCAAGCGGCTAACAAGGCTTGGCAATATGCGGCAATGAATCAAAGCAATTCGTCATTAGCGCAATGTCAAGCGGCTTTTTATGCTGCAGTTGCCAATGCAGTAAACAATTTAATCCGCAGTGACATTGGCACCATTGAGCAAGTTATCAGCGAAGAATGTGAAGGGGTGACGCTATGAAACAAACTATTTTCGAGTTCATTTTAGGAATTATTGCTTTTCTGTACTTATGGGCTTTTCTTTTCGTTCTACTGTCATTCTGAGGGGGTTATCATGCAAAAGATTTTCTATCAGATTCGGGAATACAAAACCCCCGTTGCGTATAGCACGCCGTTGGGCCAAAAGCTGCGCCCCCGTTGGCGCTGCATTAAGCTGATTGCAAGGCTAACCCTTGCGGGGCATCGTGATATCGTCATGGTACCCTTTTCAGTGAATTGTAAATAAGACGTTTTAAGACGTTTTCCCCTTGGCCTGTACTCTGTACAGGCTTTTTCTTTTTCTCGCCTTCTATCCCCCTTAAAACCCGTTTAAACCGCATTGTTGCCAGTGCCAGTCAATCCGCTTTTCAAAAACCCCCTATGCAAAACTCAACCCTAGCTTGTTTGGCAACAAATGCAGGTTCAGTCCTTTGACATTTGAATCTGCCAAAAAAATCGGAAGTGACCCTACTGTGTTCGCGGGATCACGCTCCTATAGCTATACGTTTTCTATAGTTGAAGAAACCGTAGATCATAGAAACCGTATAGTCCTAGTAAACGACTATACCTATAAGTTTTGAGAGATAGATGTTAGAACGATAGACCCTCGTATACCCATATGACGGTTTACCCTATAGCTATAGTTACCGTATAGCTATAGTAACCGTATATATATAGGAAACGTATAGCTATACGTTTACTTAGACTATAGTAAACGTATAGATATATTTATATAGGTGTTCTACTTGCCAAAAAGAAACACAGAAGTTATCCACAGGTTATCCACAGAC